GAAGATCGCTGACAGCAACGTCACGACCCAGAAGATCGCTGACAGCAACGTCACGACCGCAAAGATCGCAGACAACGCCATCACCACCGCGAAGATCGCTACTGGCGCTGTGATCCCTGCCGACCTCGCCAACGGCGGCCAAGAGCTGGGGATGCGCAACCGCATCATCAACGGCGACATGCGGATCGACCAGAGGAATGCTGGGGCGAGTGTGGCCGTATTGGGAAACGGATATTTCACGGTTGACCGTTTTAGCTGTCTTTCGTCACAAGCATCTAAGTATTCAATTCAGCAAAACGCTAGTTCCGTTACACCGCCAGCGGGTTATTCAAATTACGTTGGCGTTACCTCCCTCTCCGCTTACGCAGTCACCAACACCGACTTCTTCGGGGTTGAGCAGCGGGTTGAAGGGCTTAACGTTTCGGACCTTGGCTGGGGCGCCGCTGGCGCCATTTCTGTTACCCTGTCATTTTGGGTGCGCAGTTCCCTAACCGGCACTTTTGGCGGGGTTGTCAGCAATGCCAATAACCGCAGTTACCCGTTTACCTACACCATCAGCAGCGCAAACACTTGGGAACAAAAGACCATTACTGTCCCCGGTGACACGACCGGCACATGGCTAACGACAAACGGTATAGGTCTTCGAGTGGTGTGGGGTTTGGGTGCTGGGTCAACTGTCGTCGGCACAGCAGGGTCTTGGCAGGCGGGCAACTTTGTTTCAGCCACAGGTGCAACCTCCATCGTTGGCACCAACGGAGCCACTTTCTACATCACCGGCGTCCAACTGGAAGCAGGCTCTGTCGCCACGCCGTTTGAGCGCAGGCCGTATGGCACTGAGCTGGCGCTGTGTCAGAGGTATTTCCAGTCGTCTTCCGTGTATATGCTCGCCTACACAATGGCCAATAGTGGGTTTCGTTTTCTTACAGCATTTAAGCAAACAATGAGAGCTGCCCCTACGGTAACGTATTTCAGTATTACTTACAACAACAGCAGCTCAGGGGCTATCTTTGGATCGACGACTACCGATCATTTTATTGCGGATGCCGTTTGTGCGACAAATGGGAGTGCTTCATTTTCGGCAAATTACACAGCATCTGCGGAGCTTTGACCATGTATAAACTTATCAACGACAAAACCGTCCTGCGCATCGCCGACAACGCTTTCATCCCTTTCGACGATGCCAACACCGACTATCAGGCTTACCTGAAGTGGCTGGCCGAGGGCAACCAACCGCTGCCTGCTGACGAGGCGCAGACAGAGTAAGTACAGAAACCAGTAGGCCCGTCTGGGCCTTTCAGAACATCGAAAGGAGTCCCGGCATGGGCAAGTCAAGAGAAGTCGCAAGATTGCCAAACGCACCGGCATTCAGCGCATACAGGTCAGGCAGCAATCAGTCTGTCACTGCTGGCGTGTGGACAAAGGTGCAAGCGCAGACCGAAGAGTTCGACACGGCCTCGGCCTATGACAACGCGACCAACTTCCGCTTCACGCCGCAGGTTGCGGGCTACTACCAGGTCAACGCGCAACTCTGCCCTGCTGGAGTCACGGTCACGAGGGGCATTGTGTCCATCTACAAGAACGGATCGATCTTCAAGATTGGATCTGACTATCTGTCAGACGCCAATACTGTCGCCAGATCTACCGTGTCTGCGCTGATCTACATGAACGGCACGACTGACTTCCTTGAGATGTTCGGATTTGTCAGTGCTTCATCAGGTTCTGCGTTTGGTTTTTCAACAGGCGCAGACACCTACTTCCAAGCCTGCCTGGTGCGTACTGCTTGACGGAGGATTGAATGGAGCCAGGAGAGATCGACCCCATCAAGTACGGCGCAATGTGGCAGCGCGTGCAGGACATGGACAAGAAGATCGACAAGATGGAAGGCCAGATCGAGCAGCTGCTCGAGCTCGCCAACAAGAGCAAGGGCGGGCTGTGGGCTGGCATGGCCATCGCGTCTGCGCTGGGCGCTGCCCTGTCCTGGTTGGCCAGTCACTGGAAGGGGTAAGTCATGGTTGACCCGATCACCGCCTTTGCCGCAGTTCAGTCTGCGGTCAAGATGATCAAGAAGGCATCGGCTGCGGTGGATGACGTGGCCAGCCTTGGCCCGCTGATCGGGAAATACTTTGACGCCAAGCACGCGGCCACCAAGGCAGCACGCGAGGCCAAGAAGCAAGGCGGCTCCAACATGGGCAAGGCCATCGAGATCGAGCTCGCGCTCAAGAGCCAACGAGATTTCGAGGAGCAACTCAAGGGGCTGTTCTTCTCGTCCAACAACATGGACATCTGGAACAACATCCAGCGGCGCGTGGCCGAGATGGATCAAGAGGATCGGCTCGAGGCCGACCGCGAGCGCACGCGCATCCGCAATGCCAAGCGCAGGCAGCAGGAGATCAACGAGTACCTGCTGGCCTTTGCCATCGTGACCGTGGTCGGCATCGTGGTTTTGTGGGGCGTCATGGAGGTGGCCGAATACTGCAAGGGTGCCAAATGTGGCCGGTGAGAAAGACCCATGGAAGCAAGTCAGAGATGGCTTTGACAAGTGGATCAAGATCAGCTGCTACATCGCGTGCCTGTATTGGCTGGTCGGCATGCTGCCCTACTTGCCCCGCGAGCTTGCGGACAAGATCGTGGCCCTGTTGTTGAGCAAGATTGGATTGTGAACATGAAGAGAACTGCAGCCGCCATTCTGGTGTTGCTTGGGATGGCCGGGTGCCAGGATCGCTTCCGCTACCCGTGCATGGACAAGAACAACTGGAGCAAGGAAGAGTGCCAGCGCCCCATGTGCGCGATCACCCAGACCTGCCCCGATCAGCTGCTCAAGCCTGAAGACATCAAAGGAGAAGTGCGATGACCTGGAACACAGAACACGTCGAGGCCAAGATCAAGCTCACCATCGCGGTGAGCTTCTGCGTGACCATCATGGCCATGGTCATCCTGTCCATGTACAGCCTGGTCTTTGTGACCCAGCCCATGAGCGGCATCGCGCCGGCCGACAAGCAGTTCTTCTTCCTGCTGTCGGACATGAGCAAGTACATCCTCGGATCGCTTGGCACGCTGCTGGCCATCAAGGGCAAGGACGCCATCAAGGAGATCCTGCCACCCAAGGAAGAGCCGCCCAAGGCTGAAGAGAAAAAGGAGTCCTGACATGCTGCCATTCGTCGCATCCATCGTGTCCAACCTGATCAGCAACGGCATGCACAAGGTCGCTGATGCCGTGATCGAGAAAGGCGTGGACGCCGTGCAAGACAAGCTGGGCATCGAGCTCAAGCCCGAGGGCCAGGCCACGCCTGAGTACAACGACAAGCTCAAGGCCGAGGCCATGAAGCATGAGGAGTTCATGGCCGAGCTCGACGAGAAGTCGCGCCAGCGTGCGACCGACATGCAGATGCAGGCCATGAAGTCCGACGACCCGCTTGTGCGCCGCTTCGTCTACATCTTCATCGCCTTCTGGTCGCTGTTCGCGGTGGGCTTCATCCCGTCCCTGATCTGGGTGCAGATCCCTGAGTCGGGCACCCGGTACGCCGACACCATCCTGGGCTACGTCATGGGCACCATCGTGACCAGCATGTTCGCCTTCCTGCTGGGCAGCAGCCAGGGCAGCCGCATGAAGGACGACAAGAAATGACGCCGGGCATCGACCAACTGACGGCCGCCGGGATCAAGCGCGACGTCGCAGAGCGCTGGCTTCCGCATGTACAGAAAGCATTGGCCCGGTTTGGTATCGAGTCCGAGCGCCAGGTGGCAGCCTGGCTGGCGCAGACCGCGCATGAGTCGGGCGGCTACACCATGCTGATGGAGAACCTGAACTACAGGGCGGCCACCATGGCCGTGTGCTGGCCCAAGCGATTCGCGGAGGTGGGCCCTGACGGCAAGCCCAAGCGGGACGCCAAGGGTGCGCTGATCCCCAACAAGTTCGCGCTGGCGCTGGAGCGCAAGCCTGAGGCCATCGCCAACGTGGTGTACGCCAGCCGCATGGGCAACGGGCCGACCGAGTCAGGCGAGGGCTGGAAGTACCGGGGCCGGGGGCTGAAGCAGCTGACCGGCAAGGACAACTACACCCGCTGTGGCCAGGCCCTGGGCCTCGACCTGGTGGGCAACCCCGACCTGCTGCTCGAGCCAGAGGGCGCGGCACTGTCGGCCGCCTGGTTCTGGTCGGTCAACAAGTGCGGCCCGCTGGCTGACGCCGACGACTTCGTGGGCCTGACCAAGAAGATCAACGGCGGCACCATCGGGCTGGCAGACCGACAGGCGCGGTACAACGCCTGCCTGAACATCTGCCGGGCCTGACCTACTGCGCCGCGCCGAGCGCCGCCAGGCGCTTGCTGTAGGCCGCCGTGTGCTGCACGCGCTTGATCGTGTCGATCCGCTGCAGCGTGTCGTTGTTGGCCTCCTTGAGCTCGCGCAGTTTGGTCATGCGCTCACGCGCCGCCACCTTGCCAGCCTTGGCCACCTTGTCGGCCAGCGCCTCGTAGGCCACGGCCCACTCCTCGAGGGTGGGATGCACGCTGACCGGCTCGTCTTTGCCCGGCACCAGCAGCTGGTACCCGACCGGCACGGCCACCTGCCCCACCTCCTCGTCGTCCTGGCCGGGCTCGCGCTCGACCACCACCTCGGGGATGTCGACCACCTCAAAGCCGGCGGCCTGGGCCTCGGCCACCACCGTGGCCACCTCGGCATTGACCGCGTCGACCGTGTCCTCCATGGCCTGGGCGATCACCACCGGGTCGGACGTGCGCTCAGGGATCGCAGGCGGGGCCTGCAGCGCGTCGAGCGGGTTGCGAGGGGTGATGTCCCGGGCCGGGCGCGGCGCGGCCTCTGAGGGGTAATCCTGGGCCTCCTCGGCGGTGATCAGACCCTTGAGCACATCGGGGAAGGCGTCGCGCAGGGCAAAGCCCCGGGCCCGCATCTGCAGCATGCGCTTGGGGTAGGCTTGCCAGGGGCCGCCCTTGCCCCACAGCCCTGCCCGCTTGGCATCGTCCACGCTGAAGCGGGCGATCACCGGGTTGCGGCCCTTGCGCTTGGCCACGCAGACGGCCACGGGGTTGCTGGTGCCCTCGTTCTCGATGTGCTCGTCGATGCCCTCGCACACGGGGCTGGCCTGCACCAGCGCCATCATGGCGTCGCCGTACACGGACGGCTTGCCGTTGATCACGGCGATGTTCTGCAGGGCCTGCATGGGGGCCAGGCCGAGCTCGTAGCCCCACTGCACGCAGACCATGATGTCCTGCGGCTTGCCCTGGTAGGCGCGGGGCACCATGCTGGACTCGGCCAGCATCTTGCTGAACTCCATGGCCTCGGTGATGGTGGCGGGCGCAAAGCCCTGGCGGGTGGTGGTGGTCAGTTGCATGTGTCTTCTCCTGGGAGGTATTGCTTGAGGGTCTCGAAGACCAGGGCGACGATGGCGGTGACGATCTCGTCTGCGTCCTGCTCCGAGCACTTGGGGATGTTGAATCGGACGGCGTCGACGGCACGCTTGTGCGCGGCCGTGAGGCTGTCCACGTCGAGCATGTCGATCTTCATGGGCTGCTTTCAGGTGAACCACAGCCAGAAGCCGTGCAGGATGCCGATGGGGAACATGATTGCCCCGGCCAGCAGGAAGCCCCACAGACCTTGGGCGAAGCATGTGAAGACGTGGGTCAGCCACGCCAGCATGCAGGTGATGCCAATGATCCAGCCCATTATTTGGCCTCCTTGATGGTCAGATTCGACTGCCTGATGGTGTATGCCTCCTTGGCCGGCACTGTTTTGGCTGGCTGTGCCTTATAGGATCTGGTGGGCCAGCTGATGGTGACGTTGCCGACCCTGCCGGCTTCGGCCTTGTCCAGCATCTTCTTGAGTTTCTCCTCGGCCTTGGCCAGGGCTGACTCGGCCGCCTTGATGTCGGCTTTGGCCTGCAGTACCACGCCAGCCCACTGCTCTGCCTCGGGCGGCAGATCCACCACCACCGGCTCTGTGGGGTACTGGCCACGGCGCTCTGGCCACTTCTCTCCCTCGGCCGGCGGGTAATAGTCCACCTCGCCCGTGGCCTTCCACTTGTCCAGCCGCGCCTGGAAGTCTGTGGTTACCTGTGCGATGCGGTCGAGGGTGGCCTGGTGCGGGGCGAACAGGAAGATCCGCAGCTGGGTGCCCTTGTACAGGGTAGCGATGGCCCCCCACTTGACCTTGATGATGTCCATCTGGGCCTGCAGCTGGATGGGGCCACGCCACAGGGGCGGCACATCCTCGGGCTCCATGGCCGTGAGCTTCGCCTCGAGCACGCCCAAGCCGTCCAGCGCGATGCTGTCCTGGCCGATGACGTAGATCCCGGCGTCGGGGTCTGTCACCATGACCTGGCCACGGCCCATGGCGCTGCCGTCCAGGCTGCAGCACAGGGGCATGGCGTCGTGGAAGTAGGCGGTGTCGTGCTCGAAGTCCAGGTCGGTGAGCTCCAGCCGCTTGGCGGTCTCGCGCAGGATCAGGGGCTCCAGCTGGTTGCCCCAGTCCATGGATTCGTTGCCGATGTCGGGCCGCTCCTCGCCACGGGCAGCACGGATGCTGTACTCGAGCTCGTCGTTGGGCGTCTGGTACCTGCTCATGCCCATAACCGCGGGCAGGCGGGAGGCCGACAGCATCGTGTCGGGCGTGACTTTATTGACCATCTTCTTTCTCCTTGGTACTGGTCAGTTGGTAGACCCGGACGACGCGGGCGTGCGCCTGGGGATGGGTGGCCTCGGTGTACCCGATGGCCTGAAATTTTTTTGACTTGAACACCGCGCCCAGGACGGACGGGTGCATGTGGGCAGGCATCTGCACCCGGGCCCGGATGTCGTTGATGCTCACCTTCCCCTGCTCCTTGGCCACCAGCACGGCTAGTGCTCGGCAGTGCTCCAGGAACACAGCGTCCCTGACCTGAAACAGGTCAAGCTGGGCGTCGCGGAACGCCCGACCAACGTCGACTTGCTGCATGGCAATACGTCACGCAGTGGCGACGACGATGGGCAGGCCAACGGCCGCAATGACCAGCAAGGCCCACAGGAACCAGCGGTCGCTGCGTGCCTGGTGACCTTTGCGCTTGGCCAACAGGGCGGCCTGCAGCCGGTCTTCGAGGACGCTGGTCTGGTACTTGGGACGGGGCTGGTAGTGAACCCCGATCAGCACTTTGCCGGTGTTGTATGGTGGGACTTTGTGCATGGTCTTCTCCTGGTTAGATTCGTTTCAAAAGGTTGGCCACCTGGCTGGCGTGCCACTGTGTATTGCCACGAGGGGTTTCGATGGCCCTTGCGGTCAGTACCTCTGCTATGTCGCGCAGCGTGCTGGCACCACTGCGTTTCATAATGTCTCGGATGACAGGCCCAACGCGCTCTGCGTATGCGTCGGCCTTGGCTTTGATCACACGAACGCCCTCGGCGCTGCCGATCTCAGGCGTGGGGCTGCCTAATGTGCGGCCTTGCGCTTTGACCTGTGCCAGTGCTGCTTTGGTGCGCTCGCTGATTTTGCGGGCTTCCCACTCAGCGAACACGGCCATCATCTGCAGGAAGGTGCGGTCGGCCTCGGGCATGTCGGCGCACACAAATGGCACGCCAGACTCCAGCAGCCCGCTGATGAAGTGGACATTGCGAGCGAGGCGGTCGAGCTTGGCAATCACAAGAATTGCTTTTGTACGCTTGGCCAGGCTCAAGGCATGAGCCAGCTGAATGCGGTCGTTTTTGCGGCCGGACTCTACCTCGGTGAACTCAGCCACCAGATCAGACTGGCCAATGTGACGGGCCACAGCTTCGCGCTGGGCCTCGAGGCCAAGGCCTGACTGGCCCTGGCGGTCGGTGGAAACTCGATAATAGGCGACGAACTTGGGCATGATGGTCTCCAATCAGGTGCCGTAGGTTGCCCACTCGGGCACGTTCATGGTGAGCTCGATGGCCGTCCAGCACATCTGGTGGCGCTGGATCTCGCCCGCCATGAACCGACGGTAGTCGGCCAGGGCGCGGCTCAGGTCGGCCACCATGGTCAGGTTCCAATCGGTGGGGTTGACCTTGGCACGGCCCTGGAAGGCGGCCAGGTTGGACTCGAGGGTCTGCAGGTTGCGGTCGTGGCTCATGTCAGGCCACCACGCGAGTCACAAGCAGGCGACCGAAACAGTCGTGGATGTAGGCGGTGTCGCTGCACTTGGCCAGCCAGGCCAGAGCTTCGGTGCGCGACCAGGCACGTTGACGGGTGCCGAAGGTGTCGGTGATCAGGTACATGGTCGGCTCCTCAGATGCGGCAGAAGCCTTCAGCGTGGAAGACCTTGAGGCCGCCACGGGGGCCGACGTATGCAACGAGGCTCTTGACGTAGCCGACGAACTCGTCGCTGACGGTGTTTGTTGCGTGGAAGACGGCGGTGCTGCCGACCATCTCGACGCTGAAGCTGACCGGGCCAAAGCTGTCTTCGAGGGCCAGCGTGTTGGTCAGTGCTTCGATGCGGGATTGTTGCTTTGCTTGCATTTTGAACTCCTGTTTCTCGGTGGTTCGTTGTATCGACGCGATACAAGCTGAGACGAACTTTACCACATGCAATGGCTTGTACAAGCCCCAAATCCCCCGGGTTTGATAGGTGTTTACCCTAAGTAACCCATTGTTTCGACGGGTGTCCATTTATCAAGTGCTATGATTGTATCGTGTTGATACAACGGAGCCACGAGATGGACAACGCTGAAGACTTGAAGAAGAAACTGTTTTCCGGGGTGAAGGAGACGGACACAGGCTGCTGGATCAGGGGTGGCGGCAACCCCAACAACTACGCCAGGGTGGTGATTGACGGCGACGCCTACGTCGGACACCGCCTGTCTTATGAGCTCCACCACGGCCCGATCCCAGACGGGATGGTGGTGATGCACCTGTGCGATGTGCCTGCCTGCATCAACCCCAGCCACCTAAAGGTCGGCACGCAGTCCGAGAACACCAAGGACATGTACGACAAAGGCAGGCGAGATGTGTCCGATGCCGTCTGGTCAAAGCCCTTCATGGTGCGCCTGCGCTCGAGCACTCGCCAGCTGCTGGACAAAGCGGCCGAAGACCAGCGCAGGTCAAGAGCCAGCATTGTGGACGAGCTCATCCGCGAGGGCCTGCGCCAGCGCTACGCTGACGTGAACGACCGCCTGGCCAGGCTGCTGCAGGGAGCGCAGCAATGACGCACCAGGAGGCCACCAGGCTGCTGGACATGGCCAAGGATGGCCAGCCCATACCCGACGAGGTGCTCAACGAGGCGCTGTTCCTGACTGGCGACGGTGCCTGCTGGCGCGACATCCCCTGCCCAGACATCGCTGATTTCGTGCAGGCCATGCGAGAGGCAGGCCTGCTGTGAGCGAGACCATCCTGGCCCTGGATCTGGGCACCACCACAGGCTGGGCAATGCGACCGACCGCGGGCGCACTGGCGCACGGCTGGATGTCGCTCAAGGGCGGCCGGTACGAGGGCGGCGGCATGCGCTTCCTGCGCTTCAGCCGATGGCTCTCCGAGATCCACGGCGTGGCCGGTGAGATCAACGCGGTGTACTTCGAGGAGGTGCGCCGCCATGCGAGCACGGACGCCGCGCACGTCTACGGTGGACTGATGGCCACGCTGACTGCCTGGTGCGAGAGCCGCAACATTCCCTACCAGGGCGTGCCGGTGGGCACGATCAAGAAGCACGCGACCGGCAAAGGCAACGCGAGCAAGGACGACATCCTGGCGGCCATGCAGGCGCTGGGTCACCCGGTGACAGACGACAACGAGGCAGACGCCCTCGCCCTGCTCCACTGGGCCATCGAGGAACACAAGTGACACCGATCAGTTTGAACAACACGCCGCGCAACTCGCACCCCCTGCGCTTCTGTGACAAGTGCGAGCGCAAGCAGCCGCCCGAGGGTGGCGTGCAGATGGGCACCGGCCGCTGGTACTGCGCCAGCTGCTGGGTCAGGAAGACCAACAAGCCGCCGACGGGGAAGAAATGAGCAGCAAGGAACTGACCTTCGCAGAGTTCTGGGAGTTGCCCATGCGCTACCACACGGGCATCAGCTTCGACGATGGCGCGATGCGCCTGTACCGCAACGATCAGTTCGGCCTGCAGATGGAAACCCACACGCCGCGCAATCCGCGCACGGGTGTATGGGGCAAGGGCAAGGTCTACTGGTTCCTGGACGGCGACGAGCGCGAGTTCACCGCCGCCGACCAGGCCTATGTGGCCTACATGGAAAAGGTCTGCGGGGTGAAGCCATGAGAAAGCGCAGCAAGTACAAGCCCAAGGGCGTGCGCCTGGACAACATGGCCTGGATCAAGCAGGGCATGCAGCCCATGCGCGACAACGAGCACGTCACCAACCTGCGGATCAAGAACCACGCAGCGCTGCTCGACATGGCCCAGGGGCGCGGCAGCCGGGACAGCATCGACGTGCTGATCGCGGCCATGAACGTGGCCGAGGCGCTGGCCATCGTGAACTACGACAAGCTGGGCGGGCACTTGCTGCGGGAGATCGACGCCGCCCAGAACGCCCTGGATGCCATGGGCAAGCGCTCGCTGGCCAAGGGTGTGTTCCGCTTCACCGGCCCTGAACTGCAGGCCATGAACACCGGCATGGAGATCCACGACCAGCAGCTCGACACCTGCAACATCGCCGAGCTCGAGCGTGCCATTGTTGTGGTGCAAGAGCACATCCGCAACCGCAAAGCGAGGGCCATCGCATGAGCACACGCCAACCCAAATACGGGGAGCTGCAGATCGCCAAGCAGCCCAGCGAGGTCAAGGCCATCTGGCACACCCGGGACGAAGAGCTCGAGCCCCTACCCTCATGGCGCTGGTCGTTCGACCACCAGACAGACCTCGAGGCCGTCGAGCAGCGCGAGCTGCTTGAGAAAATTCTCGAGTCGGCCGGTATGAACGAGAGAGAGGAGATTGTTCTGCGGATGATCACCATGGAGGACTGCACGCTCGAGGAGGCAGGCCAGGTGCTGGGCGTGACCAAAGAACGCGCCAGGCAAATGCACCTGCACGTCCTCCGCAAGCTACGCAAGGCCCAGTGGCGGCACACCGGCATCGCGCCGTGGCAGGTCTGGAAGGATGTCACCACCTGGACGCACTACAGCTGGCTGCAGCGGCAGATCAGACGGGAGGCCAAGCAATGAGCCTGTCCGATCACCAGGTTTTCATGCTCAAGCACTTCGCCATGGGCTGGAAGTTCAAGCTGGACAACAAGGTCAATGGCAGCTGGGTGACGTACTGGTCGCTGCGCCGCCGCGGCCTGGTCGACGCTGGCAGCGTGGTCACCGAGCTCGGTCGCAAGGTGCTGGCCAAGCAGCTGCAACTGCAGGCCAGGCGCGAGGCAAGGAAGTGAGGCTGCCGTGGAAGAAGTGGTACCCCAAGCACCACGGCCCAGTCGAGCCCGACAGGACGATCCTGCTCATGGGTGTGGCCAGGGAGCTGCTGACCACCTGGGAGATCACCAGAGACAAGGCCAACGTCGACCGGCATCTGGCTGCTCTGGATGGGATGTATGGGCCTGGCAGCGAGCAGCAGGTCAGGCAGCTGATGCACAAGGTGAAGGCAGATGAACGCCATGGCTGAACCCGTCCACTTCACGCTGCCCAAGAAGCCGCGCATCAAGGAGAAGGACGCGCCGCCCGACCAGCGCAAGGTGGCCGTGCTGCCCATCCGCGCACTGACCGACAGCAGGCTGACCGACGGCGCATTCCGTGTGCTTGCCCTGCTCTGCAGCTACTGCAACCGGGCAGGCCTGACCTGGGTCAGCCAGAAGCGTCTGGCCGAGGACGCCAAGGTCAGCCGCCAGGCCATCACCAACCAGATCGCCCAGCTGCGCGAGCACGGCTACGTCGAGATCGTGCGCAAGGGCTTCCGAGGCGAGCGTGCCAACACCGTGCGGGTGATCTTCGACTCCAGCCTGACAGCCGAGGACGCCATCGCCATCACCAGCAGCCAGGAAGACACCCGGCCACCAGCACTCAAGGAGGAGCAGCAACGACAGATGACCGAGACACCAGATCCCGAAGGCCAGCGGCGCATCGCAGCCCTGGTCGCCAAAGCACTCAAGCAACCACCCAAACCGAAGGAGCGAACCATGCCAGCAGACGGCCAAACCCGAACCGTGAAGAAGATGAAGGAGGAGATCCAGCAGGCCAAGTCCAAGCGATCCAAAGCTGTGGACAAGCCTGTGGATCAGGAAGCCTCCATTGGACATCCACCAGTGTCCAATGAGACCAGTCCAGAAGTGTCCAATGAAGGCCTCCATAGGCAACCCATAGGACACTCAGGAGTTTCCCAGAACACCGAAAGAACACCTTTAAGACAATCTAAAGGAGTTGAAGATAAGAAGTCTTTTAAAAGTAAATCTGTTCTGGGAAATCTCGAAGTTTCTGATTTCGATTCGCTGATCGAAAGTCGAATGACGCCCGAACAGATCGAAGACGCGCTCGGACACCTGCTGCCGCTGTTCCACGCCGAGGGACTGACGCCGACCAGCCGAGTCCTGGCCGACAGCATCCGTGAACTGCACAAGGTGCGGCTGTGATCGACAGGCCCAGCAAGGCACCTAGAACGGCGCAGGAGCCGCGATCAGGGGCTGGCCTAGGCAAGGGTAGCCACCAGCACCTCCAAGCGCTCCTACGGGCTTCTGTGCGGTCTGTACCGGAAATCAAACGAACGTATGGGTTCTGTACAGGCCGAGGGGTGTCCTGCCGCCAGGGAGCCGGCCTGCTGCCAACGCGCCCGTCGTCGCGCCCGGTATCGCGCCCGGGAGCGCCAGCGCGAGAGGCACCCTTTGCCCCCCCGGGCCCGGCCTGTACCGGTGGGGGGCCTACTCAATTTTTTCCCACTTTTTCGTTGACAATGACTTTTGAAAGGAAATGAAGATGGCATACGAGATGAGACCGAGCAGTGGCTCGCTGTTCCGCAACAAGGACAAGAGGCCTGACCGCAAAGACCCGGATCTGACGGGCAGGATCATGCTGCCTGATGGGACGGTTCACTGGTTCAAGGCGTGGAGCAAGGCGACGGGTGCTGGTGAGAAGTGGTTGTCGTGCCAGATTGGTGAGCCGGTGCAGGGTGCTGGACGGCCGGCTGCTTCGACGGTTCCGCCGCTTGACGCGCACAACCAGGCCAAGGGCAACGGGTTCCAGCCTGATGACGATGACATTCCGTTCTGATGGCACGCACCAAGTCCCGCATCAGTGAGCAAGTCCCCAGCCTGAAGAACTGGGGCGGCGTGCGCTCGATTGAGCGCCGTCTGGAGCGCTCGGAGACCATCGTGCAGAACCGCGAGGCGATTGCCTATGCGTTGCTGTGCATGGCCAACACGAAGCTCACGGACATCATGACCTGGGATGAGGAGGGCAACGTGCGCGTCAAGCCGTCCTCGGAGATCCCGGAGCATGCGCTGCAGGCGATCAAGTCGATCAAGGTCAACGAGAGGAAGGACAAGGACGGGCAGATCACCCGCACCTTGGACATCGAGCTCTACGACAAGGTCGGCGTGCTGCGTCTGCTGGCCAAGGCGTCTGGCCTGCTGGACAACCCGGACGACGGGAACGACAAGCCCAGCGTGATTGACGTGAATGTGATGGCACCACCTGGAGAGCAGTGATGGCCAAGACCAAAGAACAGAGCGCCAAGGCCATGCCTGCCACGGGGCTCAACCTGGACTTCAGCACCAGCCCGGTGATCTACGACTTCATCCGCTCCAATGCCTTCGTGCAGGGCATCATGGGGCCGGTGGGCTCGGGCAAGTCATACGGCTGCTGCGGCAAGATCTTCATCAAGGCTGTGCAGCAAAAGCCCAGCCCCATCGACAACATCCGGTACAGCCGCTGGGCGGTGGTGCGAAACAGCTACCCCATGCTGAAGACCACCACCATCAAGACCTGGCTGGATCTGTTCCCCGAGTCGACCTTCGGGCCGATGCTGTGGACGCCGCCGATCACCCACCACATCCGGCTGCCTGCCCGCGACGGTGCGCCAGGCCTGGACATGGAGGTGATCTTCCTGGCCCTCGACCAGCCCAAGGACGTGCGCAAGCTGCTCTCGCTCGAGCTCACGGGTGCCTGGGTCAACGAGGCGCGGGAACTGCCCAAGGCGGTGATCGACGGCCTCACCCACCGGGTCGGCCGCTACCCGACCAAGCGCGACGGCGGCGCGACGTGGCACGGCATCATCATGGACACCAACCCCATGGACGATGACCACTGGTGGCACAACATGGCCGAGAAGGAGAAGATGACCGGCCCCTACGCCTGGAAGTTCTGGAAGCAGCCTGGCGGCGTGGTGGAGGTGGACGGTGGCGACCTGCCCGAGAACCCCGAGGCCAACGACCACGTCTTCAGCGCTGGCAAGTGGTGGAAGCTCAACCCAAAGGCCGAGAACATCGGCAACCTGCCCGCCGGGTACTACCAGCAGATGCTGCTGGGCAAGAACATCGACTGGATCAGGTGCTACGCCGGGGGCTTGTACACCTACGTCCAGGAAGGCCGCCCCGTTTGGCCCGAGTACGACGACGCCACCATGTCTGGCGACACCGAGGTCGACCCGACCGTGCCCATCCAGGTGGGCCTGGACTTCGGTTTGACCCCTGCGGCCACCATTGGCCAGCGCCTGTCCAACGGCCGCTGGGTGATCCATGAGGAGATCGTCACCTTCGACATGGGCCTCGAGCGCTTCGGTACCGAACTGCTGGCCCGCCTCAACCAGCGCTACCCCAACCACCAGGTGCTGCTGTGGGGCGACCCGGCCGGCATGGCGCGGGACGCGATCTACGAGGTGACGTCGTTCGACTTCCTGCGAACCCTCGGCCTGCGTGCCCAGCCCACCGCGTCCAACGACTTCAAGGTGCGCCGCGAGGCTGCGGCCATGCCCATGCAGAGGCTGATTAACGGCAAGCCCGGCCTGATCGTCAACAGGGCGTGCAAGCTCCTCCGCAAAGCCCTGGGCGGCGGATACCACTTCAAGCGAGTATCCGTCGGATCTGGCCAGGAGCGATTCAGGGATGCCCCCAATAAAAACGAGCACTCCCACATTGGCGACTCGTTTGGGTACCTGATGCTGGGCGGCGGCGAGTACAACCGGATGACCCGCACCCTGTCACACGGTGCCAAGGCACCCGGCATCGTGGTGGCCAAAACCGACTTCGAGGTGTTCTGATACCGCGCCGGTATCGCTCGGTTGCACCATGTCCAAACACCAATAGAATCGCTTGGTATGAGTATCGACATCGACCTGGGCGTGGTGCATCACTTCTCGGCTGGGCTGTACGCCAAGCAGATGGTGATGCCTGCTGGCCACTTTGCGGTGAGTCACGCGCATGCGTATGACCACCTGAGCATCTTGGCCAAGGGCGAGGCCACGGTCGAGGTCGACGGCGTGACGACTGCGTACAAGGCCCCGGCGTGCATCAACATCGCCGCTGGCAAGCACCACGAAATCGTCGCGCTCACCGACATCGTCTGGTTCTGCATCCATGCCACGGATGAGACAGACCCGGATCACATCGACGAAGTTCTGATCAGGAGTTAACCATGCCACTATGGATTGCAGGTGCCATTCTCGTTGGCAGCGCGTACACCGCCAACCAGGCGCGAAAGACGGCCGCACAGGCTGCCGACCAGCAGCGCACCGCTCTCGCGCAGCAGTCTGCTGACCAGGCCGCCATGCGTGCCGAGCTTGCCAAGCAGACGCAGGCATACGCGCAGCAAGCCTCATCGCTCGAGGCCCAGGCAAAGACCGCACGCGACCAGTTCAGCCTGGCCTCGATGCAGTACGAGAGCAACAAGGCCGAGATGCAGCGCAAAGCTGAAGAGGTGCAGCGTGCTGCCGAGGAAGAGCGTCGCAAGGCCGCCCAGCAGGAAGCATCCGCGCTCAAAGCCCGCACCCGTGGCGGCCGCCGTTCGCTGCTCTCCGATGTTCGTCCCGATGCAGAGCTCGGCGTGATGTCGCCCGAGCTAGGCGCTGGCATGAGGATTCAGTGATGGCCACCCTGCCCCAGTTCAAACAGCGCCAACTGGCCCGCCGCACATCCTCGGATCTCGACCGCCTGGCGGCCCAGTTCCGCAGCGGCGTGGACAGCATCACCACTAAGTACCAAAAGGCATTTGGCACTTATCAGCAAACAGTGGCCGAGAAGATGGCTCCGTTTGAGGCTGCTGTCGCCAACTATCAGACCAAGGACATGCCAGCGTATGAGGAGGCATTGGCAAAGTACAGGAAACAGCTTGATGCCTACAACGCGCAAATCAAGGACATTGAGGCTAATCCTTACCAGTCATTCAAATACAGAGTTGAGTATGGAAAACAAGGGACTTTGTACAAAGAAGCAACAACAGGGAAATTGGTCGATGACTTTTTGTCGTCTGTAACCAGTGATCGATATGGAGATCTGCCGCAAATCCCTGGTCAAGGTGCTTACGACAAAGCAACCAAAACATATACGGCTTACTACACAAGAAAAGTTCCAGAGGCTTTTACTGAAAAAGCGCCTGCGGCTCCACAAGCCCCACAAGCTCCAGACATTGGTGCGTTTGACTCAAGCGCATTTGAATCAAAGAAAGCTGAATTGCAATCGGCTTTTACCCGCGAGGTTGGCGAGCGCCGCGCTGCAAAGTTAGGCGCTGTCGGCCGCCGCAGTGCCCGCCCAATGTTGCAAGGAGCATGACATGGACAAGGTCGAGAAAGTGATGCGCGAATACAAGCAGGGCAAGCTCAAAAGCTCGTCTGGCGACAAGGTCACCAGCCGCAAGCAGGCGATTGCCATCGGCTTGTCTGAGCAGCGCCGGGCCCGCAAGCAAGGTCTGATGAAGGACGCAAGAGCATGAAGATCGAAATCAGCATTGAAAAGGACGGCGAGGACAAGCCCGAGAACGGCGACATGTCCAAGACCGAGATCACCGACGAGCAGAAGCGCAAGATCGGTGAAAAGCTCAAGCGCAACATGACGCTGACCCGCATGGAGCGAAAGATGCTCGCGGGCTACCTGCTCGAGGAAGAGGACTGAGATGGAATACAAAGCACCCCTGGGCGGCATGCGCCTCAAGCCCGACGAGATCCTCAAGCGCCAAGAGCTCGCCCAACGCAAGAAGGACGAGTTCCAGCAGCTGTATCAGGACGCCTACGAGTTCGCCCTGCCACAGCGCCAGCTGTACGGCGTCTGGGAGGGCAGCGCCACCGGCATGAAGAAGATGCAGCGCGTCTTCGACTCCACGGCCATCAACAGCACTCAGCGCTTTGCCAACCGGCTGCAGTCGGTGGTGTTCCCGCCCCAGCGCAAGTGGGCACGCCTGGAGGCCGGCAACGACATCCCGTTCGACCGTCGCGCCACCACCCAGGCCGTGCTCGAGATCTACGCCGACAAGATGTTCACGGTGCTCAAGCAGAGCAACTTCGACATCGCCATGGGTGAGTTCCTGCTCGACCTGGCCGTGGGCACCGCCTGCATGATGGTGCAGCCGGGCGACGACGTGAGCCCCATCAACTTCATCCCCGTGCCGCTGTTCCTGGTGAGCTACGAGGAAGGCGCGAACGGCCAGGTGGACAACGTCTACCGCCGCATGCGGATGAAGGGCGAAAGCATTGAGCGCCAGTGGCCCGACGCCAAGATCCCCGACGAGATGAAGCGCCGCATCGAGAACAAGCCGACCGAGGACGTCGAGCTCCTCGAGGCCACCATCCACGACCACAAGCGCGGCGACTACTGCTACCACGTCATCGACAAGGTGTCCAAGCAGGAGATCGTCTACCGCCGCCGCAAGACCAGCCCGTGGGTGATCTCGCGCTACATGAAGGTGGCCGGCGAGATCTACGGCCGGGGCCCGCTGCTCACGGCCCTGCCCGACATCAAGACGCTCAACAAGACCAAGGAGCTCCTGCTCAAGAACGCCTCGTTGGCCGTGGCCGGTGTATATACAGCCGCCGACGATGGCGTGCTCAACCCCAACACGGTCAAGCTGGCCCCGGGCGCAATCATCCCTGTGGCACGCAACGGTGGCCCGCAAGGCCCGGCACTGATGGCCCTGCCACGCTCTGGCGACTTCAACGTCAGCCAGCTGGTGATCAACGACCTGTCGGCCAACATCAAGCGCATCCTGCTCGACGAGTCGCTGCCGCCTGACAACATGAGCGCCCGCTCGGCTACCGAGATCGTGGAGCGCATGAAGGAACTGGCCCAGAACCTGGGCTCTGCCTTCGGCCGACTGATCAACGAGACCATGATCCCGCTGGTGGCCAAGATCCTTGAGGTCATGGACGAGCGCGGTCTGATCGATATGCCCCTGCGTGTGAACGGCCTGGAGGTCAAGGTTGTGCCGGTGGCACCGCTGGCCCAGGCCCAGAACATGGAGGAGGTCAACGCGATCATGCAGTTTGCCCAGCTGGTGCCCAACTTCGGCACCGACGGTGCGCTGGCCCTCAAGAACGAGGTGCTGGTAGACTACCTGGCCGACAAGCTCGGTGTGCCCGCAGCAGTGCGCAACACCAAGGAAGAGCGTGCCGTGCTCATGGAGGAAATGCAGAAGCAGCAGGACATGGCCGCCATGGCACAAGCGCAGATGGTGCAGGCCGCGCAGGAACAGGGCAACAACAACGACCAGAAACTATTGGAGGCCATCAATGCGGGATGATGTAGCACGCGCCGCCGCTCTGCGTGCGCTGGAGATCGCACGCGAAGCAAAGGCCATGAAGGCCGAAAAGGGTGAGAAGGGCGACCCCGGCGAGGTGCGTGTCCTCAACGTCCCGGTGCCAGGCGAGCGTGGCCCCATTGGATCTGTTGGCCCGCGTGGCCCGCAAGGGCCGATGGGCATGCGCGGCGAGAAGGGTGACCCCGGCCCACAAGGGCCCAAGGGTGAGCCCGGCCGCGACGGTGCAGATGGCCAGCCTGGTGCTGTCGGCCCGCGAGGTGATCGCGGCATGACTGGCCCTGTCGGCCCGCAAGGCCCACAAGGCCCGAAAGGCGACATGGGCCCGATGCCCAAGCATGAGCGCAAGGGCCTGATGTTCCGCTTTGAGAAGGCCCCCGGCGAGTGGGGCGAGTGGATCGTTGTGCCCACTGGCGGTGGCGGCGGTGGCCGCGATGACAAGCTGACTGATCGCCAAAAGGAACTGGTTGCAATCGCCGAGCTGATCAAGACGCAGGGCGACAACAGCAACAAGTTCATCAAGACGGTGGATGGCGTTCTGCAGTGGGACACGCTGGACGGCTCTGACATTAACCTGTCCAGCCCGCCTGCCATCGGCAACGTCACTCCCAATGCAGGTACGTTTACTACGCTCACTGCTACGGGTGCGTTGACAAGCAACGGGGCAACTTCTCTTACAAACGGTTCAGGAAGTCTTGTAATTGACGATGGCGGGGGTTCTGTAAATGCTGTTCGTTTAATTGGTCAAACGGCGTCTCTTGGTCGAAACAGGATTTATTCTCCAGCGCAGCTTCGCATTTCAACAGGTTCCATAAACTCTATTCGGTTTAACACGGCGGCAACATCGTCTGCTTCTGGTGATGGAAATACGCAATTGTTAGTTGCTGACACCGCCAGCGCAGTCAACTATGTGCAGGTGACTGGTGCGGCGACTGGTTCGGGGCCTGCTATAACAACGCAAGGTAGTGATACGGACGTTCGGCTAAACCTTAGCTCAAAAGGAGCGGGTTCAGTTGATGTTTTAACAAATAACACAGGAACTCGACAATTCAGATTTTCTCATACGGCATCTGCCATTAACTATCTGCAAGCGGCAGGTTCTGCTGCTGGTTTTGGTTTGCAGTTCTCTGCACAGGGTTCCGACACCAATATCTCGCAAGTCTTCCAATCCAAAGGCACCGGCGCAATCAACCTCGCTCCCGGTTCCTCTGGTGTGAACATCAGCAACGGCGGGACTGTTACGGCGATTACGAGGACTGCGGCTGGTAGTGGATATACCTCATTTCCTTCAGTTGCGATTAGCGCCCCGACCACTGCGGGAGGCGTCCAGGCTACTGGAACAATTACGCAGATGGGCGCAACCCTTGCGACAATTCAATCTGGAGGTAGTGGATACACAAACGGTGATGTGTTAACTGTTGTAGGCGGAACTCCTGTTTCTGTTGGCGCAACTTATACAGTAACGGCTGTTTCTGGCGGCGTGATTACGGCTGTTACTCCGCTTAATTTTGCTACTTACACTGTGCTTCCTACCAGTCCCGTGTCTGTTACAGGCGGTACAGGTAGCGGTGCAACGCTTAACCTCACTTATTACTTTCCCGGTGTTATTAACATCACCAACGCAGGCAGTGGCTACGTAGAGCAGCCCACGGTGACGTTCTCTGGTGGTGGCGGTAGCGGTGCTGCTGCTTATGCGACTGTGGGGTCTGGGACGACTGTTCGTAGCCTTGGCGGAACAATGTCTTTCAACACTCCCGGTGGCGAACAATTCCGGATATTGGACATTGCTTCCTCCATTAACTTTTGGCAAGCCAGAGGCGCTTCAGGTAACCCAGCATTTTCTGTTGAAGGCGGGGGAACTAACGTAGCAGGGAACATTTCCTCCAAAGGCACCGGCGCTCTTAATTTCTTTACGAACGCTTTAAGTCAGCAACAGTTTGCAATCACCCACACAGCCTCTGCCGTGAACTATGTGCAGGTGACGGGGGCGGCTACTGGTAACAGGCCAGCAATTACGGCACAAGGCAGTGACACCAACATCGGAATAACGGTGTCATCAAAAGGATCAGGTGTTTTTGCTGTTTTTACTGATAGCTCTACATTCACCGGGTTTGCTGTCAACCCAAGAGCAGCCAACGGCGACACTTGGATTGAGACTCAACGAAATGTCGGTTTTGTTGACTTAATTGCAGCCTCTGGCGTGACTGATGGCGACATCCGCTTCACGCCCAAAGGTGCTGGCAGAGTTCGATTCGGAACCTACACAGCCACGGTATCGAGCATCACCGGCTACATAGAAATCAAAGACAGTGGCGGCACGGTTCGTCGTCTTGCTGTCGTCGCTTAACAAACAAAGGAGAACCACATGGCCCTCATCAAATCAATCCCGACCGAATTTGGCGTTCCTGCGGAATACTGGAACATCGGAACCGTGGACGAAGACTTCAAAGGCAAAGCCACGACCATCACTTTTTATGGTTATGCCAGCAAGCAAGCCCGTGAAGTTGGACACCAGCCTTTGGCTTCTGGCAAGATGCAAATTGCTGGCCCTGAGTACGTTGCAGGCGCTGACCGTGCTGCTCTGTACGCCATCATCAAGCAGCGCCCTGAGTTTGAAGGCGCACAGGACGCCTGATGTCCTGGGACGACCTCGAGACACCAGCTGTCGACATCCGCGATGTGATGCAGCAACGCGAAGACACAGCCCGCCTGTGCTTTCGCGTGTTCGCCACAGAGGATGGCCAGAAGTTCCTGGCCTGGCTGCAAGACCGCTATGTGAATGTGCCCATTGCCGTGCCGGGCACAGACCCGTCCCATGCGTTCTTTGCCGAAGGGCAGCGAACCGTGGTGCGGGACATTGAGGCATGGATCAACCAAGCAAGGAAACTATGAGCGACACCAACGACCAGCCCGGTGGCAACACTGGCCTACTGGACAGCGTGACCATTGACGACCCAAATACCCCTGCGCAAGACACGCAGAAGGTCGACATCGACCACAAGCAGAGCGCTGACCCCGCCGCATCTGCCAGCAACACGGGCGCACCGAAGACGCGGCCCGAGTACCTGCCCGAGAACTTCTGGAACTCCGAGAAGGGCGAGCCCGACCTCGAGGGCATGGCCAAGTCCTGGCGCGACCTGCGTGCCAAGATCAGCCGAGGCGACCACAACGCGCCGGCCGATGGCAAGTACGACACCAGCAAGTTTGGCGAAGACGCCGAAGGCAACCCGATGGCCAGCACCATCGTGGGCTGGGCCAAAGAAAACGGCCTGTCGCAGGCCCAGTTCGACGACCTGGTCGACAAGCTGCAGACCAACGCCAAGGAGATGCTGGCCGGCGAGATGGTCGACCCGGCTCAAGAGATCGCCCAGCTGGGCCCCAATGGCCAGGCTGTGATCAACGGCATGGTCGACTGGGCCCGTGGTCTGGTCAACAAGGGCGTCTGGAGCAAGGACGACTTCGAGGAGTTCAAGATCATGGGCGGCACCGCCCGAGGCCTCACCGCCCTGGTCAAGATCCGCGAGGCCTACGAAGGCCGCATCCCAATCGAGAGCGCACCCATCGACGGAGCCCCCAGCAAGGAAGAGCTCTACGCCATGGTGGGCGATCCCAAGTACAAGACAGACCCGGCGTACCGCCAAAAAGTCGAGCGCATGTTCCAGCAGTTCGCGCAGTAAAGGTTGGTCTCCTCCAAGGTACCGCGAGCAGCGGTTGCCACTTGCCCCGGCCCCGTGCCGGGGTTTTTTTGTCAAAAAAGCAACCACCCCGGTTGCACCCTTGACAAATCCGAATAGAATCAGCGCTCAAGGCCCACCGCGCAAGCGACCCTTACCGCAGCGGATGCTGACGAGTGGCTGCCGCAAGCAGCAAGCGAAGGCCCTGGCAACAGGCTCACCGATGCGACAACCCCTGATCAACAACCGAATGAGGTAATCAAATGAGCGTTTCTCTCTCGAACGCCTTTGTCACGCTCTTCGACGCAGAGGTCAAACAGGCTTACCAGGGCAAAGCAATGCTGGTGGGTGCTGTTCGTCAGCGTCGTGGTGTCGAAGGCTCCCAAGTCAAATTCCCCAAGGTGGGTCGTGGCGTTGCCATGCCCCGTGTTACCCAGACCGATGTGACCCCGATGAACGTCGGGTTCTCGAACGTCACCTGCACGCTGCAGGACTGGAATGCCGCTGAGTACAGCGACATCTTCAGCCAGGCCAAGGTGAACTTCGATGAGCGCTCGGAACTGGTGCAAGTGGTGGGTGCTGCCATCGGCCGTCGTCAGGATCAGCTGATCCTCGACGCTCTGAGCGCTGCATCTGGCACCGGCACCGTGGCCAACTCTGTTGGTGGTGCAAACACCAACATGAACATTGCCAAGCTGCGCGAGGCCGCCAAGATCCTGAACGCCAAGAACGTGCCGAGCGAAGGCCGCCACATCATCATCCACGCCAACAGCCTGGCCGCCATGCTGGAGCAGACCTCGGTGACGAGCTCTGACTTCAACACCGTGAAGGCTCTGGTGCAGGGTGAGATCAGCACCTTCATGGGCTTCCAGTTCCACGTTCTGGGCGACCGCTCCGAAGGTGGCCTGCCCATCGACGGTTCCAGCGACCGCACGCTGTACGCCTTCCACCGCGACGCCATTGGCTACGCTGAAGGCATCGCCCCCAAGACCGAGATCAACTACATCCCCGAGAAGACCAGCTGGCTTGTCAACGCCCTGTTCTCCGCCGGTTCTGTTGCGATCGACGCCGAGGGTATCGTCAAGATCACCGCCCGCGACACTGCGGCTGCGGCTTAATAGGAGGGCCTGACCATGGCTTTCGATGCAAACGGCTTCACCGCCTACAGCGCCTCCAAGCGCGGCAACGCTCCTTCGATGTACGGTTACAAGACGACCGATGCCATCGCGGACGTGAACACCAGCGGCTACTTCAACTCTGTGGCAAGCCTGCTGGATGTTGGCGACGTCATCCACTGCGTGACCTCGACCGGCACCACCGCCGTCGTCACCCTGGTGTATGTGGTCTCCAACGCATCGGGCGTGGTTGACGTCACCGACGGCACCACCCTGTCCAACACCGACAGCGATTAATCCTCGTTGAAGGCAACTGGGCCAGCCACTGAGCAATCGGAGGCTGGCCCTTCTCACATTGAGAGGTTCACATGGCCGCTGGCGACACCGCAGTCTCAATCTGCTCCGATGCCCTGATCCTGATCGGCGCGAAGGCGATTTCGTCCTTCAACGAGGGCACCGATGAGGCGAGCGTCTGCGACCGCCTCTACCCCGACATCCGCGACTCCACCCTGGTCATGTACCCGTGGAGCTTCGCCACCAAGAAGATCCAGCTGGCTCGCCTGGTCACCGCGCCAACCAACGTGTGGCAGTACGCCTACCAGCTGCCCGGCGACCGCCTGGCCGGCCCGCGTGCGGTCTATGACAGCCCCGCCGTCGGCGCAAACGTGCGCAAGGAGTGGGAGATTCAGGGCGACAACCTGCTCACAAACCTGCCTGCCGTCTACATCGACTACCAGTACAGCGTGGGTGAGTTCGCCATGCCCAAGTATTTCGTGCAGCTGCTCAAGTACATGGTCGCCTGGCACATTGCCGAGGCCATCACCGAGCAGCAGGACAAGGCTGTCAAGTGGCAGCGCGTTGCTGTGGGAGACCCGGCAGAGAACGGCCGTGGCGGCTTCTTCCGTCAGGCCACGCAGATCGACGGATCGAACAACCAGATCCGCATCATCGACGACTACACCCTGATCGCAGTGAGGAACTGATGCCTCGCTTCGTCGACATCCAATCCAACTTCAGCACGGGCGAGCTCGACCCGTTGTTGCGTGCGCGTGTTGACCTGCAGCAGTACAACAACGCCCTGGCCAAGGCCACCAACGTGCTGATCCAGCCCCAGGGCGGCCTGCGCCGTCGGCCTGGCCTCAAGCACATCCTGGCGCTGCCGTACACCAGCACCGAAAGCGCCGGCAACGGCGTGCGCCTGGTGCCGTTCCAGTTCTCGGTGGCCGACAGCTACATGCTCTGCTTCACGCACAACCGCATGTACGTCATCAAGAACGGCGCTGTGGTGGCCAACATCAACGGGTCGGGCAACAGCTACCTGACCACAGCCATCGGCAGCAGCATTGTGGACGACATGTGCTGGACGCAGAGCGCCGACACCCTGATCGTGGTGCATCCCGACCTTGCGCCCATCAGGATCGTGCGCGGTGCCAACGATGCAACCTGGACACTGAGCAACATCACGTTCGACAGCATCCCGAAGTACGCCTTCACGCTGACCACGACCACGCCGACCTCTGGCCATCTGACGCCAAGCGCGGTGTCTGGCAACGTCACGCTGACCGCGCAGAACAGTGTGTTCACTGCTGGCAGCGTCAACCAGTACATCAACGCATACCCGCAGGGCCGTGCTCGCATCGTCGAGTACGTCAGCGGCACCATCGTCAAGGCTGTCACCGAATACCCGTTCTTCGACACCTCCAACATCGCGCAGGGCAACTGGGACATCGAGAGCGGCTACGAGGACGTGTGGAGCAGCAGCAAGGGCTGGCCGCGCACGGTGACCTTCCATGAGGGTCGCCTGTACTTTGGCGGCAGCAAGTCGCGTCCGTCCACCGTGTGGGGCAGCAAGATCGGCCTGTTCTTCGACTTCGTGCCCACCGAGTCGCTGGACGACGATGCGGTCGAGGCAACGCTGGACACCAACGAGCTCAACGTCATCACCGACATCATCTCTTCGCGTGACTTCCAGGTGTTCACCACTGGCGGCGAGTTCTACGTCCCGCAGCAGGGCACCGACCCCGTCACACCGCTGACGTTCACCTTCAAGAACGTGAGCCGCAACGGCATCAAGCCAGGCACCCGCGTGCAGTCGGTGGAGTCTGGCTCGGTCTACATCCAGCGCCAGGGCAAGTCGCTCAACGAGTTCGTGTTCACGGACACGCAGCAGACCTACATCACGCAGCGCATCTCGCTGCTGTCTGGCCACCTGCTCAAGGGCCCCCAGCGCATCGCCATGCGCCGCGCCTCGAGCACCGAGGAGGCCGACCTGTTGCTGATGAGCAACACCGAAGACGGCAGCATGGCCGTGTTCTCGATCATGCGCTCGCAGCAGATCACCGCGCCCAGCGAGTTCACCACCGACGGCGAGTTCATCGACGTGGGCGTGGACGTCACCGACATCTACTGCGTGACAAAGCGCGTGTTCAACGGCACCACCCGGTACTTCGTCGAGCGCTTTCAGGACGACCTGTTCACCGACTGCGCCTTCACCGGTGCATCCGCCGGCGGCGTGGGCTCTGGCCTGCCGCACATCGGCAAGAGCCTCAACGTGATCACTGATGGCGTGCCGCAGTCCAACGAGACCGTGAGCGCTGGCGGTGCTGTGACCTTCGACCGCGAGGCCGTGACGAGCTACGAGGTGGGTCTGCCCATCACCGTGTTCGTTAAGACCATGCCCGTGGAGATCCAGCTGCAGACCGGCTCGCGCATCTCCTTCAAGAAGCGGATCGTCGAGATCAGCGCGGTGCTCAAGGACACGCAGGAGATGAAGATCAACAACCAGCCGGTCACCACGCGTCTGCTGGACAACCCGCTGCTGGATCTGCCCATGCCGACATTCACCGGCATCAAGCGCGTGCATGGCGTGCTGGGCTACAGCCGCGAGCAGGCCATCGAGGTGACGCAGACCCTGCCGCTCAAGATGACCCTGCTGGGTCTGGACTACCGCGTGGCGGTTTATTCGGGGACGTAAATCATGGCAGTGACACCTGACCAAATGACCTCGGTGGCTGGCCTGCTCAACACCTATGCGGCGGCCCAGTACCAACAGGCTGCAGGCATCCAGGAGCAGACCAGCTACCTGCTCAAGGCCCGCGACACCCTGGCTGTTGCCGAGGTGCGTGCCGACATGGATGCCCAGTATTCGGAGATCCAGGCTGGCCGCATGCTGGTCAAGGCCGAGAACGAGGCCCGCAACTGGCAGATCCAGGGCAACACCCTGCTCAAGAACATGCGCTCGGCCAACGCTTCGATCCGCGCCCGTGCGGCCGCCAATGGTGTGGCGCTGGGCTCTGGCTCTGTGGAGGCTGTGCAGCAGCAGAACACCCAGGCAACCATGCGCGACCTGGCCGTGACCGACTTCAACGCCCTGGCCGCCAAGGTGCTGGGCTTCGAGGACGCCACCGCGCTGCTGCAGTCCACCGAGATGCAGACCACCCTCAACCTGTACAGCGCCAAGCGCCAGGCTGGCCAGTACGAGCAGGCCGGCACGGCGTCCCGCCAGCGTGGCGGCATCCTGGCCAATGCCACTTTGCTGAAGGGTGGCCTCGATTTCGCAAAGACATTTGCACCATCGGCACCAAGTCCAACATTTGGCACCAAGGGGCTGGACAAACATTTCTTCGGTTCTGGCACCGGGGGGGATTAAGAGATGGCAACGCAACGAATCGAATCTGGCCAGGTGCAGCTGCGGTCTGTGGGCACTGCGCCCATGCAGCAGGTCAGTCAGCCTGGCGTCAACTTCGTGGGCGGCCAGGCCGAGGCGCAGACCTCCAGTGCGCTGGCGCAGGTGCTCGACCGCATGAGCGGCGTGCTCTACGAGGAGGCCGGAAAGATGGCCGTGGAGCGTGCCAAGGTCGACTACTTCAACAACTACCAGATCAGCGACGAGCAGATCGCGCTGGCCAAGAACGGCGACCCGACGGCCGCTGCCGCGCTCAAGCTAGGCGGCAACTTCAACGTGTACGACGTGGCCATGCGCAAGCTGCGCACGTTCGACCTGTCTGGCCGCTTCGAGGTGCAGGCCGACAACGAGTTCCAGAAGGTGCTGGTCGACGTCACCGAGAACCGCATCGACGCCAAGACGGCCGCCGACAAGATGTCCACCATCACCCAGGGCTTTACCCGGGCGCTGGGCTCGCAAGACCCCGAGGCTGCGGTCAAATTCCAGAACACGATGGGCATGCGTGCCAGCGTGATCATGGGCAAGGCCTACGAGCTCGCGGCCAAGCGCCAGCGCGAGGTGGACACCGCCGAGTTGCGCCTGGCCCTGGACAACGACATGAACCGGCTGGAGACCACGCTCGAGCAGGTGACCTACGTCAACAAGAACGGCGAGGTCAGGCCCATGACCGACCATGTGGACGCCACCGTGGCCAGCATCTACCAGCGCGTGACGCCGCGCCTGGGACTGCAGGAGGCCGAGCGCATGGTCACCGAGTACAAGGCCAAGGCCAAGCAGGCCACCATCGGCGTGATCAGCAAGCACGTCACCGACACCGCCTTCGCGCCTGACGCCATGTCGGCCATCTCCAGGCTCGACCGTGGCGACGCCGGCAAGATGTCCCCGCTGTGGAATGCGCTCGGGTTCGAGGACAAGGCCAAGATCCGCAGCAACCTGCGCACCGTGCAGATCGAGCGCCAGGCCACTGCCGACCAAGCCGACAAGGACGCGCTCAAGGTGGACACCCAGCGCGTGGCCGAGCTCCAGTCCGACTTCTTCCGCACTGGCAGCAAGTCGGCGCTGGACGAACTGCGGGCCATCAGCATCCGCAACCCCAAGGCCATCAGCCCGGAGTCGGTGTTCGACCTGCCCAAGAAGCGCAGCGAGGGCGAGATCGCAAACCCGCGTGCCGAGTTCATTCTCAAGACCGAGATCATGGAGGGCCGCCACCCGGACGCCGTTTCCATCGAGCGCCGTGGCCGCGAGCTCGGCATCGGCTACAAGCGACTGAGCGAGGGCATGCTGCCCTTCCTGATCACCCGCACCAACGACGAGGAGCGCGACATCGAGCGCATGTTCCGCACCGAGTCGAAGATCGTGCCGGGCCAGTTCAACATCAGCCAGCGACAGAACGACGCATACGCCAGCATGACCAGGAACTTTGCCAAAGAGTTCCAGCGCCAGACGGCCGAGGCGCAGGCCCAGGGCAAGCCCGCACCGACCCGTACTCAGGTTGCCCAGCAGATCATCAACAATCGCAAGACCAGCAACTTCAGCCAAATCATTGAAAGAAATCTGACTGAATTGAACCGTCAGTTCGGGCTGGAAGGACAGATCCGCAAAACAGGGATCGTATTCACCGAGGAGTCGAACTACACCGACATCGCCAACCGAGCAAAAGATCTGGGTCTTGATACGCCTGCTCTGTCAAGCATCCAGCAGCGGCTGCAAATCATCAAGCAACAACGTGATGCACTGGACGCACAATGATCAAAGACTTCGACTCCGCTTACATGGACTTCGGTGCTGCGCGGGACTACCCGCCGGCGGTGCAGGACGAGCCCAGCATTGACGGCATGCAGCTGGCTGCAGGGCCGAGCCCCGTGGTCTCTGATGCTGGCGCTGCTTTTGGCGTCTATCCTGGTGCTGGCAAACGGTCGCAGAAAAGCGACATTGGCGAACGCATGATATTGGGTGCGCCTGATGCTGCTGCCGGTGGTGTTCGCGGCGTGTTTACCTCTGGCCTTGGCATGGGTGGCGACCTCGAGAAGCTGGGCAAGTTCATCTACCGCCTGGCCGCCGACAGCCAGGGCGGCTCGTTCATGGATCGACTGGGCCGCGCTGCCAGTGCGCTCGAGGAGCGCTCGCTGCTGCCCTCCAGCGACGACATCAGCAAGAACGGCTACACCATCCCCGGCACAAGCATCACCCTGCCGCCCCTGCCGCAGGCGGTGCCAGAGGGCACGTCTGCCTTCGGCCTCACGCCCGACCAGCGCCAGACCGCTGCAGACATTGGCCAGACGGCCGGTGAACTGGTGGGCGACCCGCTGGTGCTGGCCAAGGGTGCCAAGGCCGTGGGCAAGGGCGCGGCCGCTGTGGGCCGCATGGCCGGCGAGCAGCTGAACCAGGCCATCCTGGAAGGCACCGGCCCGCTGGCCAAGGTGGTGCCCAACGCGGTGCGACCGCTCAACGTAGTGCAGCCTGGCCCGGGCGTGGTGTCGACCCGCCTGCCCACCGCCGTGAAGGCCACCGAAGACCCGATCAAGGATCGCCTGGTCATCGACCTGGACGCATCCAAGCGCGACCCAGAGGCTTTCTCGCACAACATGGGCCTGATCCGTCAGTACCCGAACTTCGCGTCCAAGGCCCGCAACCCGGAGCGCCAGGCCGAGGACTTCATCACCGAGGTGAAGAACAACCTGCTGTACCTGCACGACCAGGTGCCCGAGGCCACGCGCCAGCGCAGCAAGCTCTGGTACGACGGCGCACGCAACATCACCGACCGCTTCTCCAGCGAGTACGGCGTGCCCGATCAGGCAGTGTCTGGCGTGCTGGCCGTGCTGTCGCCGCAGAAGGACTGGTTCATGAACGTGTCGCTGGGCCAGCGCGTCCTCGACATCGTGACCAAACAGCAAGCGTCCCGTTGGGATTCCAGCATGGACGAGATGGCCAAGATCATCTGGAACAAGCCGCAGTACGCGCCGATGGTCGACGCCATCCGTGGCAAGAGCCTGGCCGAGATCCAAGACCCTGGCCTCAAGGCCATGTGGCTGCGAACCTACGACCAGGCCAAGCTGCCCCGCGAGCACCAGATCGTGAGCCCCGAGGGCGACTTCGTCGGCATCCGCACCAACGCCAACGGCGCACCGACCAAGACCGGCTGGGGATCGCTCAACGAGATCGGCAAGGCCATCGTCATTCTGGACAACCCGAGCGTCGAGAACATCAGCGCGAACCTTGGCCAGCAGCACAAGGTGCGCAACTTCTACAACAACATCTACGCCCCGAACGACCCGGCCGGCCATGTGACCATCGACACCCACGCGGTGGCCGCTGGCCTGCTGCGCCCGCTGTCTGGCAACAGCCGCGAGGTGCTGCACAACTTCGGCTCTGGCGTGGTTGGCGAGGGCGGCCCCAAGAACAGCAGCATCACTGGCGTGCAGGGCACCTATGGCATCTACGCCGAGGCATACCGCCGGGCTGCCCAGGAGCGCGGCATCCTGCCCCGTGAGATGCAATCCATCACCTGGGAAGCTGTGCGCGGCCTGTACCCGGACACCTTCAAGAGCCAGGCCAAGAACGTGCAGCAGATCGACGATGTCTGGCTACAATATCGGAAGGGCAAACTCTCCCTTGAGGAGGCACGGAATGAAGTCTTCAGAATCTCAGGCGGCATCGACGCCCCCGAATGGGAGCGAGCAGGACTTCGTCCTGGATCTGCTCAAGAAGTTCAACCTGCCGGTAACGCGGGAGAACTACCTGGGCCTGGCGTATCCGGAGGGGGTGCCCCAGGAACTGGACGAGAGCAGCCTCCCGCAGGAAATTCGTCAAGCGTAAAGCGGGGCCGTCAAGCTCTGCAGCAAGGAGCTAAGTGATGGCCATTCAACCCCTCGAGCAACGCCTGGACAGCATGGCCGCACCGGCCGATGCTGCCGATGTCCAGCCCTCACTGCCCGCCACGCCTGAGCAAGGCGCACCAGGCATGCCGCAGGAGGAAGGCATCCAGGTCGCTGGCCTTGGCATGAAGGTGCTGGAGGGCCTGACCAAGCGCGGCGCACGCGCAGTCAAAGAGCCCAAGCTGATCGACAACCTGGTGCCCGACACCCCGCCGGGTGCCACCAAGCCGCTGGCCACACCCGTCGCTCCTGTCACCACCGCGACACCGCCGGCACCAGCCCCCAAGCCTGCAGTGCCCAAGCCGCGCCCGGTCGACGTCAGCACCATGAACCAGGTGGCCGACGAGCGCATGTTCCTGCAAATGGAGGGCGCTGGCCAGGCCAAGCCGCCAGACACCCCGATCTCGAGCGCATGGACTGACAACGACGGCCTGGCCGCCACCATCCGCGCTGCCGGCGACAACTTTGCCGCGCAGGAGCCCAGCATGTCGCTGCGCTCGATCTACACCCAGGCCATCAACGCTGGCGTGCCAGAGCAGTTCCTCAAGACCGCGCTGGCCGGCGAGAGCATGGAGGCCACGGTCGGTGGCAGCAGCCTGGCCAAGCAGCTGGCCGGTGCCGTGCTGGTGCATGACGAAAGCGCCAAGAAGCTGGACGCCCTGTTCCAACAGATGGCCGCCGGCAGCCTGGACGACCAGGGCAAACTCAACCTGCGCCTGCAGCTGGCCCAGCACAAGATCGTGGTCGACCAACTGAAGGGCATCCAGACCGACGTGGCCCGCTCGCTCAACGTGTTCAAGCGCGTGAAGGACGCGGGCCCTAACCTCGACACCCGGGCCGTGCGTGCCGCGCTGGACGAGCTCGGCGCGAACCAGTCCGACCAGGTGCTGTTCCAGCTGGCCAACGACTACATCAACACGCCCACCCGCGCAGGCAAGAACCGCATCATCGAGGCTGGCCTCGGTGCCAAGCTGCGCGACGTCTGGTTCCACACCTACCAGGCCAACCTGCTCAACGATCCGCAGACCCACGCCTACAACCTGGTGGGCAGCGGCGTCTTCGGTGCGCTGGCCCCGGTCGAGCGCACGGTGGCCGTCGGCATCGGCAAGGTGCGCTCCATGATCCCGGGCGCGAACCCCGACCGCTACATGCTGGACGACGTCCAGGCTGGCCTGTCTGGTCTGAAGAACGGCATCCTCGACGGCTGGGAGCTCGCCAAGGAAGCGCTCAAGCAGGGCGGCGAATCCAAGATGACTGATGCGGGTAAACCCTTGAACCCCGTCAGCGCGGCCAACCTGTCCGACACGCCGCTCAGGCTTTTCGGCCAGGAGGTCTACCGCACCCCGGATCTGCGCGACACCTGGCTGGGCCGTGCCATCGACGGCATCGGGTTCGTGCAGGACGCCATGAGCTTCAGGCCCATCGCTGCGGCCGACGAGTTCGTGGGGGCCATCGCTGGCCGCTACCAGCTGCACGAAGAGGCGTGGCGCTTTGCCAACAAGGAATACGACCGCCTGGTGGCCGAGGGCATGAGCGATGCTGCTGCCCGCGCCGAGGTGGAGGGCAAGGTCACCCAGCTGCTTTCCGAGCGGCCGCGTGAAATGCAGGAGAGCATCGACGGCATGCGCCGCATGGTGACTCTGCAGGAGACCATCAGCAAGGAAGGTGCGCTGGGCGAGACCTACTGGTGGAGCAACCAGATCCTCAACCTGGCCCCGGTCAAGGTGGTGGTGCCCTTCGCCAAGACGGTCACCAACCTGTTCATCGAGGGCTCGAGCTACATCCCCATGCTCAACACCCTGTCGCCCCGCTTCTACGACCTGTGGAGCAAGGGCGGCCGCCACCGCGACGTGGCCATCGCTCGCCTGGCCATGGGCGGCACGGCTGTCACGGGCGCTGCCATGCTGACACTGGACAACCGGATCACCGGCTCGGGCCCGTCCCAGACCGAAGACCGCCAGGCGCTGCAAAACCTGGGCTGGCAGCCCTACTCCCTGGTGTTCGACAAGGGCGAGATCAGCGAGCAGAACCTCGAGCGCCTGAGCGCCATCACCAAGGTGGCCGTGGGCCCCGACAAGGTCTATGTCAGCTACGCCCGATTTGACCCCATCAGCATGATTTTCTCGATGGGCGCGGACATGGCAGACGCTGCCAAGTTCGACCGGCACCCTGACCGCGAGGACTACCAGGTCATGGCCATGGCCGGCATGACCTCCGTGGGTGAGTACATGAGCAACCTGCCCCTGCTGCAGGGCGTGGGCGAACTGCTGGCCACCGCACGCTCGCGCTCGACCGACACGGGCGAGAAGGTGGTGCAGATCTTCGACTCGCTGGCCAAGCAGTACGCCAACTTCATCTACACCGGCACGCCCGGCGTGGGCATGAGCAACAGCACGCTGATGGCCCACATCGAGCGCCTGGTCGACCCCACCCGCTCCAACACCAAGAGCCCGGAGATGAACACGCCGCCCGGCATCCGCGCCTTCTACGAGGCCCGCCAGCGCGTCATGTCCCGCATCCCCGGCCTGTCGGACAACGTGCCGCCCCTGCTGGACAACCTGGGCCGCGAGCTCAAGGTGCAGAACCGAGGTCTCGACTACTGGGCCAACTGGTCGCCCGTGGTGCAGGCCACCGAGGGCAAGACGTCCGAGGTCGACGAGATCCTGGCCAGCCTCAACTTCGGCATCGCCAACCCCAGCGAGACCTGGGACGGCGTGCGCCTGTCGGCCGGCCAGATCAACCGCTTCAAGCGGCTCTATGGCCAGGAGATCCTGGACGAGGGCATGAACCTCGAGCAGCGCATCCCCTACGAGATCAAGCAGGCCGAGATCGACGCCAGCGTCACGGGCGAGCCCATGCTGATTGGCGACAAGCAGAAGCTGATCATGTCCATCGTGGAGCGCTACCGGGCCATGGCCAAGGCGCAGATGGTGGGCGACGTCACCGCGCCAGAGGGCATGGATGAGGGTGTTGCGGAATACCCAGATCTGGCTGCCGCGATGCGTCGAAACCGTGAAATTTCAAGGACATACGGGCGCTGAGTCCGTACAATTTCCAACAGGAAGGAATGAACCATGGGCGTCCCAATTTCCAACGTCACCCGTCGAGTGGTCTACGCAGCCAGCGGCACTGGCCCGTACAACTTCTCGTTCGAGATCCTGGCCAGCACCGACATCGCGGTGTACCGGGACGACACGCTGCTGACGCTGACGACCGACTACACGGTAACGATCAACACCAACGGCACCGGCAGCATCAACCTGACGGCCGCGCCCACTGGTGCCACTCAGATCGCCATCGTCGGCAACCGCACCATCCAGCGCAGCAGCGACTTCACCACGGGCGGCGACTTCTTCGCCAACACGCTGAACGACGAGCTCGACCAGCAGACCATCTTTGCCCAGCAGAACGCCGAGGCAGTTGACCGTGCGCTCAAGGCTCCGCAGACCGACCCGACCAGCATCAACATGACGCTGCCCCGCGCATCGGTGCGGGCCAACAAGACGCTGGCATTCGACGCAAACGGCAACCCTACCACCGGCGAGATCATCGGCGACAACCGTGGCAACTGGGCAGCAGGCATTGCGTACAACAAGCGCGACATCGTGCGCGATGCCAGCAACGGGAACGTCTACTACGCCAACACCGCGCACACCTCGAGCGGCACCACGCCGATCACCAGCAACGCCGACGCTGCGAAGTGGGATCTGATCGTCAACAACGCGGCCGCTGGCGCGTCTGCATCGGCAGCAGCTGCATCGGCCTCGGCTGCCGCGACCAGCGCCAGCAGCGCCAGCACCTCGGCATCGACCGCAACGACTCAAGCAGGCATTGCCACCACGCAGGCCACAAATGCGGCCACCAGCGCGACCAACGCAGCCTCGTCTGCAACCAGCGCAGCCGCATCTGCCGCTGCTGCAGCCACCGCGCTGGACAACTTCGACGACCGCTACCTCGGCCCGAAGTCCAGCAACCCGACTGTCGACAACGACGGCGACCCGCTGGTGACTGGTGCCCTGTACTACCGCACCACCAACCCCATTGGCATGAAGGTGTGGGACGGCTCGCAGTGGCTTGAGGCATCCGCTGCACAGCAGGCCACCATGGTCACCTATGAGTACGTCGCCACCGCTGGCCAGACCACCTTCTCTGGCAACGACGCCAACGGCGTGACTCTGAGCTACACCGTCAACAACATCCTGGTGATGCTCAACGGCGTGCAGCTGCGACCAGGTGATGACTACACCGCGAGCAACGGCACAAGCGTGGTGCTGCTGTCTGCCGCTGCGCTGAATGACGAGATCACCATCAACGCATTCCGCACGTTCGATGTGGCCAACACCTACACCCAGGCGCAGGCCAACGCGCTGCTGGCTGGCAAGTTGGACACCACGGCTGGCGCTGTTGGCGCAACCAACTTGGCCAGCAACTCGGTGACGACGGTGAAGATCGCTGACAGCAACGTCACGACCCAGAAGATCGCTGACAGCAACGTCACGACC